GAGATTCAACATCGATGTTTTCTTCAGGAACTCCAAATTGTTCACTAAAAAATGATTTATAAAGTAGTATTTGGAATTGTTTAATTTCGTCTTTCTTTTCTTTATCTCCCCACCCACGAGTACTTGTTTTTATATCGTAGATAACGAATTTATTTGTTCCTTCATGATACATTACTAAGTCAATGAAGCCGTTGAATAAAACGTTGTTATGTGTTTTATTTGGCGCTATAACGATGGGGATCTCGATTCCTACTAAATGCCATCCTTTAATACTAAAATATTCGCCTCGTCTTTTTTTAATGAAATCCAATATAGCTACTCCATCATCAAAAAATTCTCTCATTTCATTTGGGTTGGTAAAATGGATATTATTGTTTGATTTGTATCCATTTAAATATGTAGCACTAAAACAGTCTTCAAAATATTCCCATAGATTAATTTTATCAGCAGCTGCTCCTGATTCACTATACATTACAGATAAATAATTTTGTAATGTTTCGTGTATTGCGGTTCCAAAAGTCATGTTGATAGAAAAACTAGGTACTTTATGTCCATCTCTGTATTGTAATGCCCATTTTTTAGGGCATTGCAAATACATTGACATTTGAGAATAGGAAATAGTTTTTTGAAATGCGTAGTTTATTTCCTGCGGTTTGTAGTTTTGGATTTGTTTTATTGTAGATGGAATTTTACTTTTAGCCATACTATTTTTTCCAAAGACCTCTTTCTACTAACTGAGCAATAATGCCATAGTTAGTAATATCTTGATAAGTATCAGTTAATGCTTCATTTTTAGCAGTTTGTTTAGTAATGATAAGATTTTTCCATCTATTTACTTTATCTGATAAGCGATACCAAAGTCCAGTTAATGCAAAGTCTTTTTCTTCATCGTTTACTAATTGAGTACCAGCAGCGATATTTGACATTCCATAGTCTATGTGCTTACGTGCAAACAATGTATATTGTTCTTTCATTATTTGTTTGTATCCTTGAGCGATAGTAGGATATTCTTTTTCTAGCTGTTCAATAACAGACATTTCTTCTTTTGCCATTTTTATATTTTACTTATTATTTACCCATTCCCATCCTAAACATAATTTCATCATTTTTCTATGAAACCATTTTGGTTTAATTGTTAAATAGAAATGTAATCCTTGCTCACCACCTATTTTATAACATCCTACATGATTAGGTTGTGTTATAGCAATGGTTCCTGTAGGAAATGGAAGTTCATTTCCTAAAATTAATTTTTTTTCTTCTTTTATCATTTTACTAGTTTTTTAATTTCTTTTTCATCTATTCCTCTACTAGTTAAAATTTCCTCTAACCATTCTTTATCTACCATTTGAATATACTCTTCAGCTTCTGAAGTAGCACATTCAAATTGTTCAGATATATGTTTTAGTAATTCAGTTGGATATAGTTTTTTAGTAGTTGATCTGATGAATGGGGAGTAAGTGTTCTTTGATCTTGGGATCAAAAAACAATACACCTCATACAACTTTTTATTATCTTTAATATTTAATCCTTGAACGTAATTAACAACTTCAACATATTTAGGATTCATTGATAAAATTCTATTAACCATATATCCATTAAACACCTTTTGTTTATCAGGAGACAATGAGTCCCATGATGGTTTAGTGTCAATGATTCCTTTAATTAAATCAAATACAGTATATATTTTGTCTTTAGTCATTACTTTTGCTCTAATGTAAATCCAATTTCTGAATATTCCTCTCTTATTTCTTTAGGAATCATATCTAATAAAATTTTCTTTGTTTCTACATCATACATTATTGGAATTGGAATTAATGGATCTTTGTCTGTTCCTAAGATAAATTTACTTCCTTTACGTAAGATAGTTCCTTCAGCTAATAAAATTGGTTTTCCATTTTCATCAACAACTGCTTTAGTTAATGTAATGTCGATTTGGGGTTGAGTTAAGTCTTTCATTTTGTTTTTATTTATTTATTTTATTGTTTCTAAGATTTTAGCTATACAAGCCATTATGTTTATTTCTTTATCTAATCTAAAAGTAGCATGATACATATATTCTTCTAAGTAACATATAATTATACCTTCATTTCCATTAGAGTACTCATTTAATTTCTCGTATAAAAATTTATACACATCATCAAAATCTTCTAAATCAGTATTAGCAATAATTTGTCTAATGTTATTAAACGATTTAACGGATGGTTTATTTAATTCAGCCAATAAAGCATCTTTATAGTTGTCGTCTGTATTAGACATTGTATCTAATTTTAAAACACCATCTATAGTATACTTTTGACAGTTATTGATAATCTTTCTAAAATCAGGAAAATATTTATTTACAATAGTTACTAAATCAGGTATTTCATATTCGATATTTTCTTTGTCTAAAATAACTGAAATGTGTTGAGCAATTACTTTCTTAGATGGAGGAGCTAAATCAAATTCCTGACATCTACTTCTAAGTGGATCGATTAAACGTTCTGGGTAGTTACCTGTTAAGATAAAACGAGTAGTTAAACTATATGTTTCCATCATGTTTAACAAAATAACTTGTCCTGCTTGTAAGATGTGAGTTGCTTCATCTAAAATCACTATTTTAAGTGGTTTAAATGATCCAGCAGCCGCAAATGCTCCTACTTTATCTCTCATTACATCAATTGAACGTTCATCAGTTGCATTGATATACAAATAATCACAATCAATATTTTTGACTAATATTTTAGCGATTGTTGTTTTACCTGCGCCTGGTTTACCTGCGAATAGGAGGTGAGGGATATCTTGTTGTTTAATAAATTCTTCGAATTTTAATTTAGTTTCATCTCGACAGATATAACCTTCTAATGTATCGGGTCTCCATTTTTCATTTAAAATTGTATGTAATCTTTTTGTCATAACTTTTATTTTTTTAAATATACAATCAATAATTTAGGAATCCAAATCTAAAGATCTCCATATATATTGAATTTTTTTACTGGAGGGGGAGGAGGTGGTGCAACATCTTCTGTTGTAATGATGTATAGTTCTCCTTTTAAAGGCGATAACTTAAAATCGTAAGGTGTATTTACTGTTTGATAATACGCTTCTAACGTTTCAGTTAGTGATAGATGAACAGTGTTTGTAGTATCATCTACTAAACACCATTTATCGCCTGGAGGGTTTCTCCGGGCGATTAATATGTATACTTCTTTTTTCATTAGTACATCCCAGGCATTCCACCCATTTCAGGTGCTTCGTTTTTATCGTCTTTTATTTCGATAATTGCTGCTTCAGTTAATAATACTGTACCTGCAATCGACGCTGCATTTTCTAGTGCGTTTCTAGTTACTTTAGCTGGATCAATAATTCCTGCTTCTTTCATGTTTACAAATGTTTCAGATTTTAAATTATATCCTGTCCAATTGTCTTTACCCATTTGATTAATTAAACCATAACATTCACCTTCTGAATAACCAGCGTTTGCTAAAATTTTCATAAATGGAGCAGCACATGCTTTGTAAACAATTTCTTTACCAATATAAAGATCAGAATCTAATTCCATTCTTGTTCGTGTAATTGCTTCACGAGCATATAATAAAACAGAACCACCACCTGGTACAATACCTTCTTCAATTGCTGCTTTTGTAGCATGTAAAGCATCGTCAACACGGTCTTTAGTTTCTTTCATTTCTAATTCACTATTTCCACCTACATGAATAATAGCTACTCCACCAATGTATTTTGCTAAACGTTCTTGTAACTTTTCTTTTTCGAATGGCACAATTGATTTTTCAATTTGTTGTTGTAATTCATCAATTCGAGCTTCGATTTTATTTGTTTCGCCTTTACCATCAACAATTGTTGTTTCTTCTTTAGTTACAGTAACTAAACGAGCTTTACCAAACCAAGACTTATCAAATTTATCTAATTTCATTCCTTTGTCTGGAGAAAATACTACACCACCAGTCATGATAGCCATATCTTCTAGTAATAATTTTCTACGATCACCAAAGTCAGGAGCTTTAACAGCACATACTTTTAATGTTCCTCTCATTTTATTTACAATAAGAGTAGATAAAGCTTCTCCATCAATATCTTCAGCAATGATTAATAATGATTTTCCACTTGTTGAAGCATATTCTAAAATTGGTAATAAATCTTTTACTTGACCAAACTTTTTATCTGCGATTAAAACAAATGGTTCATCTAAAGTACAAGACATGTCATTGTTATTTGTAACAAAGTAATGTGACTTATATCCTCTATCGAATTGCATACCTTCTACTGTTTCAAGATATGTTTCTCCAGTTTTAGATTCTTCAATATGAACTACTCCTTCACGACCTACTTTTTCCATTGCTGTTGCAATCAATTTTCCTACTTCAGGATCGTTGTTTGCGGAAATGGTAGCTACTTGTTCTAATTGGTTTTCTGAAGTGATGTCTTGTGCAATTTCTTTACGCATACAATTTACTACTTCTTTAATAGCTAAATCAATACCACGTTTAATTTCTACTGCATTTGCTCCTTTATCTAATGATGATAAACCTTCGTTAATCATTTTTTGAGCTAAGAGTGTTGATGTTGTTGTACCATCACCTGCATTATTTGCTGTTTTGATAGATGCTTGTTTAATCATCTCAACACCTAAATTTTCAATAGGATCTTCTAAATTTGAAATCTGTTTTGCAACTGATACACCATCTTTTGTTGATCTTACTTCGCCATACTCAGTGTATATAACGTTTCTACCATTGGGTCCTAGAGTAGATGTAACTGCATCTGCTAGTTTATTAATACCCTTTACAATCTTTTTACGGGCTTCAGGCCCAAATTCTACTTTTTTGTTCATAACTTAATTTTAATCGTTAATAATTGCTAATACTATATTTTCACTGCACGACCAAAATTCTTCGCCATCGCTTTCTATTTTGGTAGGACCCATTGGAGGTAAAATAACTTTTTGACCTACTTTAAGTGATGATTCGATGAATATTCCTGTTGCGGAGTGATAGCCAGGTCCTACAGATACAACAGTACCTCTAAGGCCTTTTTCACGCCCCAAATCCGGGACAACGATTGAACCATAAGTTTGCTCTTCCTCTTCTTGAGGTCTAACGATGATGCTGTTGAATACAGCTTGTAATTTTGACATAGATTTTATTTTTTTATAACTTGTTTTACTTGTATAAATATATTAATTTTCAATTACTTCACCAAGCTCACTTTCTTCTTCTTCAATTATTTGAGCTTCATCGATTTTTTGGATAAAATGTAATATTCCGTCTTTTTTTACTACGGTATCAGCTAATACGAATTCTTTAAATTCTTGTATTAAATCTTGAGGTAAACGATCCTCTTTAAGAGAACGTTTGATAATGTATAGACTCCCGTTCCAATCTATAAATTGTTTAACTATTGAAAACATTATATATCTTTTTGAACTATGTAATAAATACTTTTTATGTTACCTGATTTAAATTCTAATTTCATCAATCCTTCTAAATTAATAGACAATTTTGCTTCATCAGAATCTTTATTAACTACTAATATCTCTTTAAGTAAATCTGAGTTGAATCCTAATGTAAAATCATGTGATACATTGTTTTTAACAAAGTTAGCTAAGTAATAAGATACTTTGTTTGAGTATTCTATATCGCCTCCAAACACTAACTCTAACTCAAATTCACCATCCATATTTGTAGATGGTTTTAACATCACAGTAGGACTTTCATCTAATGCTGATTTTGCTTTTATCATTGCTAATATAATATCCTTATCTAGTGATGTAGTTAAATTATAATCTTCAGATCCTTTATAAGCACCTGATTTATTAATTGTTAACATATCAGCTAAAGTATAATTAGCGGTAAATTGATTGTCTGAGATAATTAGTTTAGAAAATGATTTACCATTCCTAACAAAACTCAACAATACATCTCCATTTGCTATACTAATTAATTTTAATAATTGAGAAGTATTACTTATACCAATGTTTGCATCAGGTAAGGTAAAATCAGTATGTGTTACTTCTCCAATCATTTCTTTTGTTGGTGAAGTAAACTTAATGTTTAAGTTTTTATCTTTAATATCCCATTTAACGGCTTCATTCATTCCGTTTAGGTAATATTTATTTATAACTGCTTGTAATTCAAATTTAGGTATCATATAACTTTTATTTTTTAAATATATAAAAAAAGACTTGGTATTCCAAGTCTTAAATTAATTCTGTTCCTAATTTTTTTGTAAAACGTTGATATAAAGTTGGTTTAGTTGACCAAGTTTTCATTTTATATAATTCAGATTGGTATGCTTTGAAAACATCATTCCAATTTTTAGTATCCCATTCTTTTTTACTAAAGAACCAAGGTAATTTTTCATATTTATCATCATTAACTATTTGTTCAATGCTTTTAGTTTTTATATCTGATAATAATTGAATTAGTAAATTTCTATAGGCAGGATCATTTGGAAATTTATTTATATTAAATTTAAGAGTATTAATTAGTGGTGCTGAAAATGCATCAAACTCCCAAGGTGATTTTAAATATTTTTCATAATTTTTTTCAAATTCTGATTTAGTATTTCCTAGGGCAGATTTATCTAGAGAACGCGCAAAATTACTTCCAGCAGGTTCTGTTCCTTTATGAGCTATACCTTTGTATATACTCATGTCTTTAATTTTAGGGTCCATAGCATGAACTAATTCATGTTCAATTAACTCTTCAAAATCTTCTAAATTATTAGGATCAAATAAAGATAAATTAATTAAAAGAATACCATCTGTAGTATCCATTCTTCCTGCACCTGCATCTTTAGGATCATTATAAAATCCTATGCTAATATTC